GGAGACCCGCCCCCTGGACCGGAAGGCGCTCCCGCGGCCGACCCTGAGAACGAGAGCGCCCCGAAGGCGCCCGAGATCGACTGGAAGGCCGAGGCGCGCAAGCACGAAAAGCGCGCCAAGGAGAACGCTCGCGCGGCCGAGGAGCTCGAAAAGCTCAAGGCATCGCAGATGTCCGAGCAGGAGAAGGCTGTGGCCGCCGCGAAGGCGGAGGGCATGGCCGAGGCGATGAAGACCGCGGGCACGAAGCTCGCGGCTGCCGAACTCAAGTCGGCCGCCAAGGACAAGGGCCTGAACCTCGCGAAGGTGCAGGAGTTCATCAGGGTCGAGTCCTTCGTCGACGAGCACGGCGAGGTGGACACGAAGGCCATCGAGAAGGCCGTCGCCGCGTTCGCCGAAGTCGTTCCCCCTGCCGCACCCGGCAAGTCCGGGGCCCAGATCCCCGGAGGCTCCGGGGGCAGGCCGAACACCACCACATCACTCAACGCTGCCGTGGCTGCTCGCTACGGCCAGTAGCCAAGGAGAACCATCATGCCGGTCACACTGGCTGAAGCCAAGAACAACGCCGTCGACGACGTCGACGTCGCGGTCATCGACGAATTCCGCAAGGAGTCGGCGATTCTCGACACGCTCGTGTTCGACGACGTCGTCAACCCCGCCGGCGGCGGGGCCACGCTCACCTACGGGTACCGGCGCCTGGTCACCCAGCCGACCGCCGCGACCCGTGCGATCAACGCCGAGTACACGGCCCAGAGCGTCACCACCGAGCGGTACACCACGGACCTGGCGGTCATGGGTGGATCGTTCGAGGTCGACCGCGTCCTCGCCGACGTCGGCCCCAACGCCTCCGGCGCGGTGTCGCTGAACCTGTCCCAGAAGGTCAAGGCCACCCGCACCAAGTTCCAGGACGAGGTCATCAACGGCGACACCGCCGTCGACGCGAACGGCTTCGACGGCCTCGACAAGGCCCTGACCGGCACCGGGACTGAGTTCCTGCCGCTGTCCAACGGCTACGCGACCGGGTACGTCGACTGGACCGACTTCGACACCGACGACCGGTCCCCGTTCAAGGCCCTGGACCTCCTCGACGAGTTCCTCGCGCTCATGGACGGCACCCCCACGGTCATCCTCGGCAACAAGAAGGCCCTCGCGCGCGTCCGGGCGCTCGCCCGCCGCGCCGGCCAGTACACCCGCGACCCGATCGATGGTCTTGTGGGCCAGAACGGGCGCCCGATCGTCCGCGAGACCTACGGCGGGATCGTCTTCATGGATCCGGGCGAGAAGGCCGGCTCCACGGACCCGATCATCCCGATCGAGACTCGCGACCCCGACGGCGGCGGCGCCGGCGGCAACATCACCGGCCTGACCGACCTGTACGCCTACCGCGTCGGCCTGGACGCGTTCCACGGCCTGTCCACGGTCGGCTCCCAGCTGGTCAAGACCTGGCTGCCCGACTTCACCACCGCCGGCGCGGTGAAGAAGGGCGAGGTCGAGCTCGGCCCCGTCGGTGTCGCGCTCAAGGCCACCAAGGCCGCGGCCGTGCTTCGCAACATCAAGGTCCAGTAGGAGACTGCCATGTCCAAGATCAAGGTCAAGGCCCCGCAGAAGGACTTCACGGGCACGGTGTGCGGCGTCGACTTCGTCAAGGGCGAAGCCACCGTCGACACCGCCGAGCAGCTGTCGGCGGTGACGTACTTCCGCCGCCACGGCTACGACGTCCCCGAGTACGGCCGCCGCAGCGCGCCGAAGGACGAGGGCTGACCGGTGCCGGTGTACGCCACGCAGGCCGACTACGAGTCGTCACCCTACGGTGCGACACCGGCACCGGACGACATCACCAACCGGCTCACGGTCGCCTCGTCCGACGTCGACGAACTCGCGATGACGGCCGTCTACGAGGTCGACTCGAGCGACCTTCCCACCGACACCGATGTTCGCGAGGCATTCCGGCAGGCCACGGTCGCGCAGGCCAAATTCACGGCCGACCGCGATGACGAAGCAGGCACCGGGCAGGTCGCGACCGAAGTCGCGATCGGCTCCGCCCGCATCAAGTACGGGTCCGCGAACGGCGGCGACGGCACGGACACGGGCCGGTACTCGCCGCGCGCGATCACCATCTTGCACACCGCGGGACTGATCCCGAACACGGTCTACCGGCCGGGAGGCTGACGTGGACCTGCCAGCGCAGCTCCTCCAGCACACCGTCACCGTCGAGCCCTGGGAGGGCTCGGGCGCGTACGGCGACATCTGGGGCGCACCGTTCACCATGGCGTGTTTCGTGGAGGACAAGCGCCGCCTCGTCCGCGCCGCGGACGGATCCGAGGTCATCTCGGAGACCACCGTCTACGCCAACCGCGGCCCCGCTGTCCCGAACCGGTCACGCATCACCCTCCCCTCGGGTAGGGCGCCGCTGGTCATCACCGTCGCCGACCACGACGGCGGCACCCTCCCGGTCCCGTCCCACCTCGAGATCGCGTGCGAGTAGGAGGTCTTGATGGGCGTCCGGTTCACCTGGAACGGCGAGGACGTGAAACGCCGGGAGCGCGCCGGCCGCAACAAGGGCCTGCGCCTGGCCGCCGAGCACCTCCTCGCCGAATCCCAGCGGATCGTCCCGATCGAGGAAGCCACGCTCGAACGCTCCGGCGTCGCGAGCGTGGACGAATCGAAGGGCCAGGCCGCGGTCTCCTACGACACGGTCTATGCCGTCCGCCAGCACGAAGAGCTGACGTGGCGCCACGACCCGGGCAGGCAGGCGAAGTACCTCGAGCAGCCGTTCGCCGCCGAACAGGACGTCCTGCACGGGATCGTCGCCGCGCAGATCAGACGGAGCCTCCAGTGACCTGGACCTCCGACCTCCTTACCGGGATCGCCGGGCACCTCCACACTGTGGGCGCGGGCACCTGGAACCCGACCGGGGTCTACGCCTCGGGGCAGACCGGGATCTACATCGCGGTCATGCCCGCCGGGTCCACCACGAACGCCGGGTTCGACAAGGCGATCGTCCTCACCGACTACGACCCGAACGGCGGCAACTCCGGCGGAGACGTCTTCCCGCGCATGCAGGTGCGCTGCCGCGGCCTCCGCAACGACCCCCTGTCGGTCCTCGCCATCAAGGACAACGTCCGCACCGCCCTCGAAGGGCTCGAATCGGTCCAGTTCGGCGAGGTCACCGTCTCGGGCATCAACCACCTGACCGGCGCCCCCATGGGCATCGACGGCAACCAGCGCCACGAGCGGTCGGACAACTACGAGATCCAAGCGCGGCGCACGTCCGCGCTCCTCACCGATTAGGAGCATCAGCTATGGCTGAATCGACTGCGCTGCAACGCAAGTGGCGCTGGCAGATCAACATGGGCACCGCGAGCGCCCCCGACTGGCAGACCGTGGTCGGCCTCCAGGAGTTCACGCCGAGCATCACCCCCACCGACCAGGAGGACAACGACTACGAGTCCGACGGTTGGGGCGGGTCGACCCGCACCATGCAGGTGTGGGGCATCGAGGCCAACGTCTCCCACCGCAAGGACTCCACCACCCACGTCGAGAACACGGTCCACCAGAAGCTGCGCCTGGCCGCGATGGCGATCGACACCGACACCGGTGTCGTGCACATGCGCTGGTTCGATAAGAACGGCTCGGTCGAAGCCTATGAGGGCTACGGGCTCATCACGTGGGCGCCTGACGGGGGCGGCATGGCCGACCTCGAGCGCGTCTCGATCACTGTCACGCCCTCGGCGACGAACCCGACCCTGTCGACCATCACCAACCCGGTCAACACCGCGCCGCTGCCGGTCGTCACCGCCGTCTCCCCCGCCACCGGTCCCGCCGCGGGCGGCACGCTCGTCACCATCACCGGCGCGTACTTCACCGGCGCGACCGCCGTCGAGTTCGGCGCCAGCGCGGCAACCGACTTCGAGGTCATCTCGGCCACCAAGATCTCCGCGATCGCGCCGGCCGTGGCCGCCTCGACCGTCCAGGTCAAGGTCACCACCCCGAACGGGGCCAGCGCGAACACCGCGGCCGACGACTACACCTACGTCTAGAAAGGCCCCCCAGAATGGTCACGGACGCCGAGAAATCGGTCTTCGAGAACGAGAATGGCGATCTCGTCGTCACCCTCCCCGGCGACAACCGCCAGTACGTCCTCGCCGACGTCGACGCCGCCACGGGCCTGTGGATCCACTCCCTCACCGAGCGGACCCGCAAAGCCAAGGCACGCCTCGACGCCGGCGAGGACGAAGAAGCGATCGACGCCGACCTGCACCTGTCCGACGAGCAGGAATCCGACCTGTACACGCGGGTGCTGGGGTCGGCGATCGACGACCTGGTCGAGGCCGGCGCGCGGTGGCAGCACGTGCGCATGCTCGGCCAGATCAAGTACGCGTGGGTCGTCCGCGGCGTCACCGGCGCCCGGCGGGCCTGGGAGGCGCGAGGGGATGAGCCCCCGGAAGCCAACCGCCAGACGCGGAGGGCGCAGAGCCGCGCGTCTGGCTCGAAGACCAAGGCCAGTGGGGCGTCGGCGAGTACGACGAAGCGAGCGGCCTCTACGAGGAGTACCAGGACCCGGACCTGACCGTCCTGTTCCTGTGGACCACCCACCGGGACCTCATCGAGGCCGACTTGCACGACGTCTTCGGGATCGACACCGGCTCCGGGATCCTCTCTGAGCGGACCTGGGCGTGGTTCCAGCGCCGCGTATCAGGGCTCCTCACGTGCGAGTCCCGCATCCAGCGCAAGCTCGCACCCCCCGAGAAGCAGAAGACGCCCTCAGTCCCGCACGTTCCGCGCCGAAGGAGGTAACCCTCCGTGGCCCTGAACCTGGGTGAGCTCAACGCGATTATCGACGCCGACGACTCCGGCTTCCGCCGCACGATCAACGCCGTCCACGACCGGATGGACCGCGTCTCCAAGAAGATGGGCGGCCTCACCGGCCTCCTGGGCGTCCTGGGGCGGGCCACGGCGTTCTCGGCGCTCGCCACTGGAGCCGCGGGGGCGGCGTCGGCGGTCGGTCCGCTCCTGTCCCTCGTGTCCACCCTCGGTGTCGCCCTGGTGGGGCTCGGGGCCGCGGTCCCGGCGTTCGCTGTGGCGGGCGCCGCGGTCATCGGGACATTGACGCTCGCGTTCCAGGGGCTCGGGGACGCGATCGCCGGCGACGAGGAGGCCCTGGAGCGGCTCGCGGGTCCCGCACGGGACTTCGTGGGCGTGATCGAGGACCTCAAACCCGCGTGGGAAGACGTCCAGCGCAGCGTCCAGGGCAAGTTCTTCGAGGGCCTCTCCGGAATCTTCGACGAGGTCGCGCGCAACGTCCTCCCGCACCTCAAGCGCGGCCTCACCGGTGTCGCCGACGGGCTCTCCGACGTCGCCGCCGCGGCCCTCGACGCCGCCGACTCGCCCCGGTTCCTGGCGGGCATGAACGCCGTCCTGGAATCCACCGAGGAGGGACTCAAGACCGCCTCCGAGGGCATGGGCGGGTTCATCCGCGGGTTCGGGACGCTCATGGAGACGTTCGCGCCCCTCATCGAGCGCGCCGGCGCCGCCGTCGCCAACCTGGGCGAGCGGTTCGAGGCGTGGATGGAGCACGCCCGCGCCACAGGCCAGCTCCAGTCGATCATCCAGACGATGCTCGACACCCTGTCCACGCTGGGCGGGATCGTCGCCAACGTCGGCCAGGTGTTCGGGGCCGTGTTCTCCGCCGCGAACGAGTCCGGCGGCGGCCTCCTCGGCGTGATCGAGAACCTCACGGGGCGACTCGCCGACTTCTTCCGGTCCGCTGAAGGCCAGGACGCCCTCGGGTCGTTCTTCTCGGCGCTGCGCGACGTCGCCGACGCGGTCATCCCCATCATCATCGAGCTCGCCGAAGCCTTCGGGGAAGACCTCGCCCCGCACTTCGCGACCATCGCCGAGGAGGTCGGGCCGAGCCTGCGCGACCTCGTCCGCGAGCTCGGCGACGCCATCGGCGGGATCGACATCGAGAACCTCGCCGAGGGCCTCGCCGACGTCCTTGACGCGGTTATCCCGCTTGTCGACCCGCTCGGGGACTTCATCGGCAAGATCTCCGAGATCGACGGCATCGTCCCCGTCGTTGTTGGGGCGCTGATCGCGTGGACGGTTGCCCAGTGGGCCCTGAACGCCGCGATGTACGCCAACCCGATCGTGTGGATCATCGGCCTGGTCATCGCGTTCATCGCCATCATCGTCCTGCTCGTCATGAACTGGGACTATGTGAAAGAGCAGATCATCCTCGGGTGGCAGGTGCTCAAGGACATCGCCACGACGGTGTGGACGGCGATCAAGGACTTCTTCGTCATGATCTTCACCGCCATCGGCGATTTCTTCGTCGGTGTCTGGAATGCCATCAAGGACTTCTTCGTGGGGATCTGGAACGGCATCGTGTCGTTCGTCAGCACGAAGGTCACCCAGTTCTTGTCCATCATGGACTGGTTCAAGAGCCTCCCGGGGAAGATCGGCGGCTGGTTCCAGGGCGTCTACGACTCCGCCAAGAACAAGCTCACCTCCATGGTCGACTGGGTCAAGGGCATCCCGGACCGGATCCTTTCTGCCCTCGGCGACCTCGGGGGCCTCCTCAAGGACGCGGGCAAGCAGATCATCCAGGGCCTTCTCGACGGCATCGACTCCATGTGGTCGAGCGTCCAGAACAAGCTCAGCGACCTCACCGGAATGCTCCCGGACTGGAAGGGCCCCGAGGAGAAGGACAAGCGGATCCTCCAGCCCGCCGGCCGGTTCGTCATCGGCGGGTTCATCGAGGGCATCGACTCCATGATCCCCGAGGTCCAGCGCACTCTCCAGGGCCTCACCACCGACATCGGTCTCCAGGTCGACGCCGCTGCCGCGCCGCGCACGGCAGCTCCCGCGGCCGCGACGTTCACCCCCGAGGACCGCGAATTCCTCGCGGGCCTCGGACAGCGCACGGAGCAGACGTTCGTCGTCAACCAGGCCGGGACCGATACGAGCACGCTCGCGCACGAGATCGACTGGCTCTCCCGGAGGCGACCCTAGATGGCCGGCGAACTCGTGGCCCGCAACGGCGACATCGAATGGGCGGGGCTCCTGATCGGCGCCGGCTCGGCGTACGCGGTCCAGGAGATCACCGGCTGGTACGGCGCCCCCGGGGCCCGGCGGGTCTCCACTCCCCGCCCAGGCCGGCACGGCGACCTCCCTGGGGAGCTGCGCGCGAACGAGCGAGTCATCGAAGCCGAGATCAGGATCAAGCAAGGACCAGGGTTCTCGGCTGCGCGTGATGCTCTGGCCGCGGCCCTGTCGTGGGGGGAGAACCCGACCGAGCAGCCGCTCGCGGTCATGCTCGACGGCGCCGCCACCATGGTGTCCGCCAGGGTGATCAACTTCGAGCTGCCCACGCCCGCACGGTACGGCGTCGGCTACGGTCCCGCCTCGATCCAGTGGGCGGCCTCCGACCCGAGGCGGTATTCGCTCGATCTCCAGCAGGAGACCACCGGTCTCCCGTCCGGATCCACCTCCGGTCTCGCGTTCCCGTTGGCGTTCCCGTTGGCGTTCGGCACCGGCCAGGCGGGTGGCGCGCTCACCCTGACCAACAACG